GCGTTAGTACGCCAAGCAAGGATTGATACATGTGATACGGATTATCACGGCTCGACGAATACACACCACCTACAGCCGAATTTTTTTCATGCGGATCTGTTGGTTCTGGTGTTGGTTCTGGTGATGATGATGGTTCTGGTTCTGGTGATGGTTCTGGTTGCGATATCGTATTTTGTTTTTGAAATACCGTATCAATACCATATCCATACGCTATCGATACGGTATCTTTTTTAGGCTCTTTAGTTTTGATTGGATAGCCAAATTCAACACACTTCTTGATGACTTCTGATTCAAATTCAAGTGTCTTAATCTCCCGTAGTTCTTTATCGATTACGGCAGCCACCTTGGGAGATCGGGCTGAATTATATTTCAGCCAATTCACAATCATCAGCTCTTCCGTCTTTTCGTTAAAGACAATACGGCCTTCGCTGACTAAAAAGTCTAATTGTTTATTTATTTCCTCTGTCGTCATATCAAGCTCGAACTTCGCATACCTTCTATTAAATTCATAAACGCCACACTGCGTTGTATAATCATTTGATAAAAGATACAGGAAGAAAAGCTTCTGGTCTTTATTCCATTCTCCAACACGTTTATCTTTCCAAAATGTCGTGTGGAGCTGTCTATATATCGCCAAGGCATTTCCTCCATTCATAGAGGGAGACTAGCTCCCTCACGTTATTTTTCTTCCTTTGAAGGTGGATTGCTACTGTCGAATAAATCTGTTTGTGGTTCATCGCTAGATTCTTCTAATAAATTTTGATTCTCCTGATAGCTATCAGTAACATCAATCACCTCTTTGCTTTCTTGATCAAATGTTTTAATTGTTTCATCATTCGATACCGCTTCGGCAAATTCGATCGATTTAGGCGCATATTTCAAAAGAGATTTAATAACCGTTTTTTTCGCCATCTCATCAAAATTCGTTTTCCATGGTCCATTATTGAATGACTTACTAAACTTTTTAGCATGTAGCAATACCTTCTGTTTTGGCCAGTATTCGAAGCTATAACCGCCATTCTTCAGCCGGTAGACAGCATAGTATCCAACAGGGTCCCCCTCTGGTTCCATAGCAGGAACATGTTTCAAATCAGGGTTCAAGCCATATTCATATTTGAAATCATCGTTGCTATATACTTCTTTCGCGTAAATGACCTGATACTCTCCCGTTCGATACGCAAGATCCAGTAAGCCTTGATAACCTAATTGGAACTGTGTCTGATTGCCATAGGGGATCAAATATGCTTGTCCTAAAGGTGTGTTAGGTTCCAGCCCTAATTGAGAGGATTGCATCAGTGCCGCTAAGAAGGACTTCTGATCAGTCTGCAATAGCTTTGGCGTATTCCTAACTGCTGTTAACGCAATACGAGCGATTCTATCAGCATTCATATGCTTTGGTAGTGCTCGTTGGATTTCAGGCCCCATAAGTGTCAATGTATGATTGAGCTGTTGCTCCGGTGTCAGTTGCTTCTTGTTTGGTTTGGTAAGTTCGTTAATTGCTGATTGATTTGTTGCCATTTTTTTCTCCCTTCGGCGGATAATCCGCAAACATTAGATTTTGATCTCTTTCACACGTAGAACTGGCTTTTCAGTCGTAGAGTATAATTCAGGGTCACTCGCAACTTCAGGGTACTTCTGTTCTAATACTTTCCGCTGGAAAGTTGTCCGTGATTGCGGCTTATAGGTGTAGATAAAAGACGGCGCATAGCCAACACGAGCCTCTTTCTGCGCAAATAGCTGGATGACTTGGTTGTCCACCTCAGTGCACCGTTCCTTCAATTCTTTGATCTGGTCCTTGTAATCATTCTTAAGCTTAGCAAGATCATCGAATCTAGACGGCAATTCAATTTCGTTATCTCCTGGATCACTATATTGACTTCGAAGGAACTCACTCGTTGCATCACTCCCATCTATCTCTGGGGCAACACCTTTCACAACGTTCTCTTCCCAAAATTCAACTAACCTTTCCGTAATAGTGTCTATTAGCTCTTGATCGCGGTCGATTCGCTTCCATAAGAACCGCTGTCCCCCAATCAATACTGCAAAATAGGCATAATCTTTATTCAGCACATTCATGTAGTGCTGTACTTGACAAATATATTGGAGTGGGATTTCGTCACCTTCCCAGTCCTTAGCCAAAAATTGGTTAGCAGTCTTACATTCGAGAATTGCCTCTTCTCCGATGATGTCTCTATCAATATTTGCTCTCAAGAAAGGATGTAGCGGGTGCTCAAATACACGATTCCTCCGGCGCACTTTTTTTCCAGTAACTTCTGAAAAACGGTTTGCAACCAACGGCTCTAATGCTGTTCCCCAATAAGCCGCCTCGCCAGCGTTATCATCTAAAGTAATCTGCCCCGTTTTCTCTAGCCAAAGTTGATAAGCAGATTTCCATTTATTTAGCCCTAGAATTGTTGCAACATCCGAGCCGCCAATACCTTTTTGCCGGTCTAATAGCCACTCGTTGTGGCTCATGTCTAAAGTTGATTTACTCTTTGTCCTCATCGTCTTCCTCCTGCTCGTCTTCCCAAACTTGGCAAAGTGTGTTTGTAAATCCGTAATAGCTCTCATCAGCCATTGCACGATCATAATTAAAAGTAGCTGTGGTAAACATTGTTTCAGCCCTCATTTCGTGATAAAATTAAGCAAAGTTATTTTCTAAATTACTTTGATGAAGATCGCTACAGCTTTGGACGGCTAGCGGTCTTTTTTTCTTTGTACCCCAAGTACTTACCAAATTGCACTGAGGAGTATATGAGCAGGGAAAAGCCAACAAATAGCACAGTTATCACGATATTTACAAAGCCCATAAAAGCGAAGGCCACACAGCCGATGCAAACACCTGTTGCAAAAAGTATTCTCGTCATAGGATCGTTAGTCATCTCGCCACCTCTTTCATTTCGATCACGTTCTTATTCAACTTCTCCAATTCCTTTCGCTTTTGAGCCTCTTTGATGATCTTCTCAAAACTTCGTCCGCTATTTTCTTTTAAAAATCTCTCAGCTTCAAAAACACTCACGACTTTCTGAGAGCTAAATCTAATACTCTTGATTTCTCCAAGCTCTTCTAAGATGTAAATCTTGTCCTTGGATGTTTTGTACTCGGCCGCTAATTCGGGTAGTGTGTACACCATCGCCATTCTTAATCATTCCTTTCTCTGCTTTCTGCTAATCTGATTACCTCCCGGCTGTCAAAGGCGTATCGCTCACACGCAGAAGTAAAAACCGCAATCTCGCTTGAAATCTCGTCCTTTACTTCAAGAAGCCATTCCAGAAGTTTCTCGCGTTCTACAGGCGTCAATTCCTCATTGGGAATACTTAGCAAATCCCAAATTTCTAGCCGTTTTTCCGCCTCGATTCTTTCGGCTTCTTCCTTGTCCTGTCCAACCATTTTTGATAGCGGGTGCCGATCACGCCGTTTCCTGTTTAGAGGTCGCGGTGTGTGAAATAAAGTAGCCGCTACCTCGAAGTCCGTGTCGGAATCTTGTAGGTATTCAGCGAAGTTAACCACGCCATCTAGATCAAGTCGCCGTCTGCCATTAAGTTTATGGCTAATATTCTGTGGCGAATCGTGCAAGTCTTGCGCCATCTCTCGTTGGTTGATGTCTTGCCGGTCTACTTCTTTTCGGAAAATAGCGGCTACCGTGGTTTCGATTTTTGATAAAGCCATGGAATCATCTCCTTTGTATTTAGTTGTCAATTTTCATAGCTGTCGAACTGCCATAAACTGTTAATTAAGCGAAAGCCGCTTCATCAAGTTCACGCTCTAGCTCTTTTTGGACTTCCTCGACCAATCTATCCAGTTGATCGTCGTTAGCACATTTGATGATATGCACCAGACGAGGACGTGCATCGAGTATTAAGTTGATTTTTTCTTGTTTGGTCATTTTGCTACCTCCTTGTCGTCTTTGTACGACATCTTGGTTAAAAAAATAGCTTCCACTGTCGTATCCAATGCTTTAGCGATAGAAATAGCAACCGCAGTTCCAGGCATGTTGTTTCCTTTTTCGATGCCCGCAAGATACGGTCTTGAAATTTGCGCCATCTCAGCTAGTTCGGTTTGATTTAAACCTTTCGCAAGCCTTTTTTGGCGGACTAAGTTTTGCATAAGCTTAGCTCCTTTCTTGTGTACGTCATATCTTACAAAAACTATTGTAAACCATGTACTACATAATGTCAACAATGAACTACACTTTTTTTGTATTATTTTTGTATGCTATGCATTACACTTATTTCAGGAGGTGGAAAACATGTCGAACAATCTAGGAGACTATTTACGTCGATTACGAGGAAAAGAATCTCTGCGTTCGGTGTCTGATCGCGTCGGCGGAAGACTTAGCCATTCCTATATATCTGATTTAGAAAAGGGAGTTAGTCGCAGAGGAACACCTATCAACCCTACCCCTGAAGCTTTGAAAATTTTAGCTGAAGCTTATGTGGGTAAAACTACTTATTCCGATTTGATGGAATTAGCTGGATATATCAAACAACGCCCATCAAATGTAATTCCTTTGGGAGATGCAATTCCAGAAGACAACTCAATCCCAGTACTAGGAAGAATAGCTGCTTCTGCCCCTGCCGGCTTGGTTAGCGACCACGAAGGCGAGTTGTTTATCCAACCGTCTACTATTAAACGGTATGGCAAAAAGGACTTGTTCGCCCTCAAAATAAACGGGGACAGCATGAACCGAATTATCCCTGATGGCGCTATTGCAGTTGTGCACCGTACTTGCGATTGGGAAAGCGGAGATATCTGCGCTGTTACGATCAACGGCGATGACGCTACTTTAAAACAGGTCACGAAGACAGAAAAAGGAATCAAGTTTACTCCTCTCTCATTCTCTAAATTTCACTCTCCTTGGGAATATATCAAGGATGAGGATGAATTAGACGTTTGTATTCTAGGGACATTTTTATATGGAGTTATACCGACAGATAAAATGTAGTTTATTTTGGCGACAGTCTACCTGCCATTAAGTGGGAGCAAAAAAATGAAAATGTGTAGGAGGTTTTTGGTATGGCAACCAAAAAAGAACGGGAAGACGATTTGAAGTTTGCTTTGGAAAGTTACCGAAACGGGGATTGATAAACAAAAATAACCCCACCTCGGATTGAGATGGGGATTTGTTTATTTGATTTCGTCTGCCAATTTTTTGATATATTTGATTTGGTCACTATCCGTGTGAATCCAAGTGTCATAACCTGCTTTATTCATCAAGATTTTAACTTTTTCTAGTTCTCTCTCTGATTTAATGTGTGTATATTTGTTCCCAATTAACCAATAAACTTCTGCTGAGTTTTCGTTTCTAAACAATAACATAATATCTCCTACTTTCTTTTTTTGTATTGTTTGTTCTTCTGCTGTTGTTGTTTTTGATGTAATACTATTACACACGTCATTTCGAAATTGCTCTAGCGTGATGCCCCATTTAGCCAAGTATGGTAGTGGGTCTACGTGGTCACTAAAATTGTTAGGTTGATGATGCGTACAATAATTATGCGTTTTAATACCTGCCAAATCATTTGTATCTAGCGTGACCGGAATACCACCTTTGTTCGCCAAGTCCCTTAACAACTCGCAATAGATAGCATAATCACGCTCGAACTCTGCTCTTGTCTTGTGTGACTCGATAAGCTCTACTGCTGCAAAAGTTTCGGCATTCCAACCGCCACCAACATCATATGCGCCCATGTTGAGAGGAGCTGTCTGAATCGCTACACCATCGCCGACAACGTACTGAAAAAAGCCACTTTCCACTGGTCGTCTATCATGGTAATCCGCTTCGTTTTGAGCAGTTGAATTGGGATTTCCTGTGGAATGAGCGTGGACTTGTCTGTAAGGCTTCACGCCAACCTGTGGTAAACCTTGGCGAATTTGTTGCTTTACTGTGTATGCCATTATTTTTCCTCCCCATTTTGCTTATTGTAATTAATTGCACTTACTCCCGTTACAGCGCCTAGAAATACCGCTACGGCGTTAATTGTCAACACCGTAATATCTGTATACTCAAAGCCGTAAGCCTTTCCTAGCACGCCCACAAGTACGCTTAATGCTGGTAATACAGTAAGCACCACCCATTTAATGATTGTGTAAGTTTTGTCGTTTAGTTGCATGTTATTACCCTCTCTCTTTAAATAGTGTTCTAAGCTGTTGCTCATGCTCGATAATTTTTTCTTTTTGGCCATCTAATCGCTTGTCATGCTCTTTCAGCTCGATGTGAAGGATAAGAAAAATTCAAATAAAAAATATATTGACGATGACGATAAGAAACTTAGAAATAATGTCTACCACGCAGGGAAAATTATCACGAAGAAAGAATGTGCAGATATGGGCTATCGAATTTACGACTATATCCGCACAATTTATCAGGATTTTAAAGAAATACCTAGTTCGCCGGAAGATGACCCTGCGCTTTTATTTCCTGCAATCTGGATTTTTAATGCTAGTAAAGTAAGGCTGTTACAAGAAAAATATCCAAGCGCACTAGTAATCTCATCTGATGTATATACTAGTCTATCTTTGAATACTGATTTTTCGGATGATAATCTGCCTTCCTTTGATGATTTGTTAGCTATAAACAATAGGTTGAACAAGAGAAAAGACATTACAGAACTCATTGTAAATTCTGAATACTTTAGAGAACAATAGTATATCCGTCTTCAGTACCGTCTATAGTTTCGCTTTTTGTAGGAGTTAAATTGTATACGTCGCGCACTTCATTGCCATCGTATGAAACCTTTAGAAAGTAAAGTTTTTTGTTAGGATCGAGTTTTACTAAGAGATTAATTAAATCTTGTACTGTATCGCCCTCAATCTCGTATTGAGGGAACTCATTGATTGAAATCATGTAATACACCTCCAATTGGTTGTTTCCATATACAACCAATTATATCACAAGAAACGGCTTCGGCCTTTTCTTTTTACTCACAAAACGAACACCAGTTTGTATATTTTTAGGCTTGAATGATACAAAACGAAGAAAGGAAAGATAATTATGGAAGGACACGTAAGAAAAAGAGGCTCTAAATGGTACTATTCTTTCGAGGCAGCTTCTGTCGAAGGGAAACGAAAACGTATAGAAAGAGTCGGCGGGAATACAAAAGCGGAAGCTTACGAAGCAATGCGTGAAGCCATGAAACAATATGAAAACGGAGATGTCATTAAGCTTTCGAATATTAGTGTTGCTGATTACTTCGACTACTGGTTTACAAACCATGTAGAAAGAAAACTCAAATACAACACCCAAAAGAATTACCGGAACATCATTGACAAGTACATCAAGCCCGGCATCGGAAAATACAAGCTAAAATCAGCGGGCCCTGAAATGCTTCAAGAATTTGTAGACAGCCTCCCTACCTTTAACGGTACTGACAAAAAGCTCGCAAAACACAGTGTGGAAATTATCATCACAGTACTTGGTGGTGCCTTTAAAAAAGCGGTCTATCCATGGAAACTTATAAGGGAAAATCCGATGCAATATGTAGAGCCGCCAGTATACGATCAGCAGCATCAAGTTACCCGCAGTGATATGGGAATCATCTCTGTTGATCAGTATGACCAAATACTGAAACGCACCCCTCCTGCTGACCCCTTCCACATTCCCCTCGTCATAGGAATGCATACCGGCCTAAGACGTGGTGAAGTTTGTGCGTTAACTTGGTCAGATGTTTCTTTTGAGGACAGGACAATAACAATAAGCAAGAGTATGACGCAAGATAAAAATGGCATCCTTGTGGGCACACCAAAGACACAAGCAAGCTATCGCACGATTCCGGCAGATGAAACCCTATTTAAAGAATTAAAAACACACAAAAAAAGACAGATGGAAAACCGCCTGCTTCATAGGAAGTATTACTATAATAGCGATTGGGTTTGTACAAAAGCCAACGGCGAACCAGTAACACCGAACTCGATCAAATGGAATTGTTCAAAAATCAGCAAAGAGCTTGGTTTCAGATTCCATTATCATTCTCTAAGGCATACCCACGCCACCCTCTTACTAGAAAATGGAGCCAAGCCAAAAGCTGTACAAGAAAGATTAGGCCACAGTCGGATTTCGACAACGCTAGATACGTACACACATGTTACGAAAAAGATGAAAAACGAACTAACAGATATTATTTCTGGCGTCCTCGGATAGCTGGAAAAAGCAAAATTTGCCTACGACATCAAACTGACGTAGGCAAATCGTAGGCAAATTATGAAAACACAAAGCATTTTGATGGTTCATTTTCAAACAAACCCTTATTTCTTCTTAGGTTCGTCCTCATCCATTTTCAGAACAGCCATGAAGGCTTCCTGTGGGACAAATAAACCTATAAAGATTCGATGATATCTCATAGTATTCAAAAATATCTAGTTAAATATCAATTTGTAAGGATATCGTTATTTATTTTATTATCTTTCAATATCTACCAATATTCAACTATATTTTTTGGAGCGTAGACAAAATGTAGGCAGTTCATGAAAATGAGTTAAATCATTTTCTTGCCAACAAAATTGCCTACACTCTCCCTATCGTTTCTGGCTGATGTGGCCGAGGGGAGTCGCGTGGCTGTAGCCGGTGAGTTTAACAGTCGCAAACAGTTTATTTGTCGGAAGTATGCGATGATTGGCAAACCGCAGATCGTAGTGGAATTTGAGCGGAGCCGATATCCGCATAAAGTGAGATGTTAAATATGGACGAGGAAGAAATCGTAGTCACCAGCTTTGTGCCGGTCTCGGATGAAAAATTGGAGCAGATTTTAAAAGATTTCAATGAAGACTAGCCCTGCCGATTGGCGGGGTTTTTGTTTTGGAAAAAATATACGCATTGCGTGTCTTTTCTGTTGACTAAACACGCATTGCGGGGACGATATGACCCATCCTCCCTATTTTTAGGCAAGGAACCTCGCAAAGACTCTTCCACAGGCTATCGTGGAGTTAGCCGGTATTATACCCGCAAAACTAAGCAGGAGCGCTATCGGGCGTGGATTACCGTAGGTGGCAAGCGGTATTACAAGAGCGGCTTTTTGACCGCCAGCGATGCTTACTACCAGGGCCGTGTTTTGTTGGAGCAACAACATCTCGGAAAGGAGAGCCAATGAATAAAAATTTTATACAGGCTGTATTGTTGGCGCTGGTCATCATACTGCTGATTTATGTCAGTACCTATGATGACAACAAAGCCTTTATCATCAAAGGAGTGCTGCCATTTATCATTTTATACGCATTCGTTTTTTACGATTTAGAGTTTGGCAACAAAAAGAAATAGATGCCCCCGGGATAATCCCGAGGGCTATTTTTTTGAATTGATCTATGTACTGCCCCGGAAGTCCGGGGCTATTTTTATTTGACAAGCTCGGCGATTTTTTTAATATATTTGATTTGATCAGCATTTGTATGTTCCCAAGTGTCATAACCCGCTTTGTCCATCATCATCTTGATCGCATCTAGTTCTTTAGGATTACTGACATGTGTATACTGATTCCCCACTTGCCGCCTTCTTTAAATAATAACATCACATTTCCTTCTCTCTTTTTAGTTTTGTTCGTTTCAATCGTAAAACCCTGCTCTACATCATTTTTAAATTGCGCACGGCTAATGCCCCATTTAGCTAAATATGGATAGGGGTCCGTGTGATCACTACCGTTGTTCGGTTGGTTGTACGTGCAGTATTCATGAGTTTTGATCCCTTCCAATGCTGGGCTATCCAATGTTTTGGGAATACCACCCTGGTCCGCAAGATTCCGCAAATGATTTACATAGATCTGATAGTCAGCATAAAACTCTTCAAAAGTTCGATGGCTCTCAATCAGTTCCACAGATGCGAACGTTTCTGCATTCCATCCGCCACCAACATCATATGCGCCCCTATTCAGCGGCGATGTGCGCACGATGCGACTATTACCCACCCAATCATTGGCAAATCCTTGAGGCCGATTATTGATTTGATTATCAACCTCGTTTTGCACCGTTGATGTTGGATTTCCAGTAGAGTGAGCGTGTACTTGCCGATATGGAACAACACCAACTTGAGGGGTGTCTGTTCGCAGTTTGATCTCTACTTCTGGCATTTTCACCATCGTCATTCACCCGCATTCTTTTGATAGTTTTTACTTGATACCATGAACACTGACCCCAAAAAAACAGTGATAGCTGAGATTGTCGTGACTGCAAGATCAGTAAAGTCCCAAGCATATGCCTTACCAAGTGTCCCCACGAGCACTCCACAGGCCGGCAGGACCACCGAAACGATCCATTTTACTTTGTCATAGGTTTTATTTGTCATTTGCATGCCTATTTCCTCCTTTGAATAAAGTTTTCAATTGTTCGTCATGTGACACCAACTGTTCACTGTGCCGATCGAGTCGTTCATCATGAACTCTCAGCTCATCGTGAATCGATTGACGATCGCTCTTAGATGATTCAAGATCTTTGTTGACCAGATCTAATGTATGACTGATTTTGGTTAGATTTTCCGAGATCTTCGTAAAACTCCCCACGATTGGTTTGACGACGAGGGCCACCAGACCCAAGATCGTCGCGATCCAGCCAGCCCACATTGCCATTTCTCCAACATTTACCACCTAAATTACTTCCTTCATTAGCATATTTAACCAACAAAATAGACCGCCGTGCATCACGACGATCTACAATCCATTTTTGATTTTTTCTTTAATACTCTTACTTACTGCCACCAAATCGATTTCTTCAGGCAACAATGTAAAATTGGCATTTCCTTTTTCACCACTAGTCAGCACAACTTCAACGTACACATTGCTATACATCAAAGTTCCATCTGCATCATAAACCGGCGTAATCGAAATAATGTTGATCATCTAGACTCCTCCTTCCTAGTCAATGATGTAACTTAAACTATCTAAAACAATGTAGTTTACGTTCGCATGGGGGATCAGCACTTGAATCGAGCCGCTTCCTGCAATTGCAGCCAAACGACCACCAACATAGACGTTCGCCCCAGTTGGAGCATATGTGAAACAGGTCTGTGCCGGTCGTACAGCGGACGGGATCGTTGCACAGAAATATTCCCGATCTTTTTCAAAATAACAATTTGCTGGAATTGAAGCGTTTGTCGTTGTAACCTGCCCACGAAACAGAATCGTTCTAGTCCCATCAACGTTATACTGAATTTTATACTGAGGGACCCGACCCTCAGAAGCTTGAAATCCAGCATTCAGTGGTAAGTTGATCCAGGGAGTCTTTGTCAGCATGTCAGCCGTTAGAACACCATAGAACCTACCACCTAAATTAGAAGACAAGGTCAATCCACCACCAGTTAATGCAGCGAATGACTGATTACTGCCGTCAGGATTATTAATCGTCGTTCTTAAGGCATCTGGGTCAAGGGAATTAGTCCCAGTATTAATAACAGCACCAGTTGACTTTACATATTGAGTCGTTGTATTTTTAACACTCCCGTTTTCAATCACAGAGGTCCCCTTGACCCAGTTTGGACTACCAGAAACAATTTGACGGTCAAAGTTACTCGTAAAATTGGACCCAATAAATTTCACACCTTGGAAGGTCAGCCCCACAAAGGTCTCTGCCATGATATTCACTGCAGAGAATGTCCATAACTCCCACTTAGAGCCATTCCATCGATAGACACATCCTTTGATGTAGCCGGCAGGCGTGCCAGTGTTTTGCCAGAGCATGCCAATATATGGTGCAGACGGCACTGTACTTTGCGAGATAACCCCGGTTGGTGGCCCCGTCAAATCAGGTGTGACCTTCTCTCCTTCCACATCCAAAATTGTAATCGTGCCATCATCATTTGGCGTGATTATGGGACTGGTGCCGGGTTTTCCTGGTTCCCCATTAATCGCCGAATAAGTCGGCACTTCCGACACGCTAGACGTACCGTTGGAGTAGTCAATCTTAGTCCTCGTCCACAACCACTTGCCTTTTACGGCCCCCGGATTGACATTCGTCCACCCTGTTACGGGCGCTGTATTTCCTTGGTCTGCCAAGCAGTACATCACAGACTGGTCAACCACATAAACAATCTGATCTTTAATCTTGTTAATGATCGACGTTAAATCATCCATGTTGCTTTCCGAGTCCACGTAATTGCTAAACTTGTACTCATTCCGGCTGCGGTCGTCATCATTAAATTTGTACTCGATCGTTCTGGCGCTGACCATAACTGGCGGTCGCATCGTGTGGCTGATGACTTGCACATTGTCACCAATACCACAGTTAATATCCCCTTTGGCATCATAATCCACAACAGCATGGTCAATTTTTTTGAGCTGTGCCAAGCCCTCTGACCAAAGCGCATCTTGCGTTTTAGCCTCCGACTTGTACCGCCGGTTGATATAGCCGTCAAACTCACCATGAGCCTTGTTAGGTAATTTTACATAGTAATCTTCGTGAGCCTTAACGCTAAAAATGCGAGTTAGATTTTTTGGGGAGTAATACAAGATGTTGCCGTTCGCGTCTTTTTCCTCGTAATATTTTCCAGCTAATGTAATGGTCTTTTCATCAACTTCGGCGCCTTGTAAGTCCAAGCAAGTGCCAAGCTCACTCAGAGACCCCTTGCGTGTTAAATCAGTTAAGCTGTCGTCTTCGTCTGATAACAGCGCTTGTGGCTGTTCTTCGCCTAGTCGCTTGTAGACGTTTAGGACTAATTCTGTTGGTGTACTGCCGTCAAACTTAACATCCAGTTGAGCTTCGGCGTTGTCAAACCCATTTAAGACAAATTGGAGCATTTCCGCATTGGTCGCATTTTCTGACGTAAACTCTAACTTTCGAGTCATTCCAGAAATCTCATTAATGCCTAAAGTAATCCCTGTGTCGGAAAATATCCGATTAAAATACCACTCAAACGGCTGGGCTTGAGTGGCAGAAATTGGTGGGCATTCTTCCGATACGATGTCAATCGTGCCGGAATAACAAGAAAACGACTTAACATCATCGTTCAAGCCGTCTTCGTCATCGTAAATTGTAAGCCAGTATTTCCGGCCGGATTTGTCTTGGCACATGATGTAATTGCCGCTGGTCCACAAGTCAGCATGGATACTCTTGGTTAACACATTAATGTCCAACGTCTCCAAAATGGAGCCAACATATTGACCAATGAGGTAATCATCAGTCTCGTATGCATCTAAAACATTGTACATGCGATCCGTCAAAGTAAATATCATACGTATGCAGCCCTCCCTTTTAGTTTGACAATTGGCGCGGTTGCAAAATCTGACCAGCTTAAAAACATGGTACTTAAGCCTGGTGGTGCGTAAATCAAAGTGGAGCCAGGGTCGCGGTATTGCAAGCCTTGGTTATTATTTAACGTGCAATAGATGTTGTCTACGTTTTTGCCGTATAGCAAAATGTCCTTACTTCCAAATTTATTCGGGATATCTTGCCAGTTAAGAACGTTATGTTTCTTGACATTAATCGCTCGGAAAAAGTTATTAGCGATTGGCAAATATTCTTTATATGCAGCGCCATACCATGTAATCTTCCGCAGTTCCGTGTCTGGATTCTTGCTAATAAATGACTTTTGAACACCCGCATAGCTGACATTAACAGTAATTTCATTGCCAATTTTCTCCACAGCCACCCATGCAGTACGCCCGCTTACATAGTATTTGGACGTCTCGCGGTTATCCCATACACGATTGCCGTCAATGTAAATTGCCACATCGGAACGTTCGGAAACCGAATTGTTATCCTCAACAACAACAGCCACTATCAGCTCATCGTTTTGATTGGAGTATGTTACGGAGTTGTGCCCGACGCGAACATTTTTGTTATCGGCGCCGTCGTTGTTAAAATCAATCCGATAACTGGAACGCCAATTAACAGGGTAAGCGCCATTTTTATCCGGCGGAACGATTTTAGTAATCGCCACCCCGTGCCACGAATTTCCGGTTCCGTAGTCGGTTACTTTCGCATATCCTTCGTTAGGATCAACAATCCCTGGATAACCCGCTGGCGGTCCTTGCCATTCGTCTACTTGGTAGCTGGCAGTTCCGTTTTGCAAGCGCTCAGCCGTTACGCCTGGCGTGATTCCTTGATTCAAAAGCCAGCCACGGTCTACCGTAAAATGGTCATCAAAGAGCGTTTCGGAAGCTTCGTAATGATAACCGTCAACCTCCTCAATCGTGCCAAAAAGAGCACTGGTGGATAGATCATCATTTTGTAAACCAAGAAAACCACAGTCGCTGGTAAACTCCGCTTCCAACTCCAAGAGCATTGGCTCGGTGCCAGGGTTGTTAATCGTAATAGCACGAGGGTCTGCGCCGTCGTTGGTAAAGCTATACTCTTCCGTGGAGTAGGCAAGGCCGTCAAAAATCTGCCATGTAATTGACCCATCCCCATAGAGTCTTTTATCTTCAAAATCAGTGTCCCCACTAGGCAGTGCCCAATAAAACTTGTCAGGTTCATCTGAGTAAATCAGCTTCTTAGGTTCACTTACATTTAAAATTCTTGATATCTCTCGTCGTTTCTCTATTACACCCTCCATCAGGGTAAAATCCATTTCATGAGTTAAAACCGTAGAAGACGTGCCAAGGAAGCGCACACCTTTCTTATCATTTCTGTTTTGCGTACGAAAAGATTGTGTTGGCCCAATTCCTCGGTTCAGGGAGTTAACGGTCAAAATTTCTGTGATGACGTATTCATCAAATGTTACTGTAACCTGCTTTGTCACTATTTTGCCCTCCCCTTTTTGATGATTGTAGCTCTCCGCTCAATTCCATCAATCTCAATTTTTACCGGTTCTGCAATTTCTTTAGAAACTACTTTCTTATCAAGTTCAACGGTTGTGTACACTTCAACAATTATCGGCGGATCAGTTTTGCTGGCTGCACTCGTTTTATTTTTAGGTTGAGTTGTCTTAACCGAATCAGAAGACAATACAGCGTAACTCAACTGTGGATTCCATCCATCATCTAACAGTTTGCTAGTGTCCACTCCATCCATAATCATTCCTTGGACTTCTCCAGCCACCCCAGAAATAGTTTGCTTAACTTTTTGAAAGCCATCTTGCAAGCTATCGTTTAATCCGCCCATGATAGCAAGACCAGCAGGGATTAAGAGCTTTTTATCATAAGAAAGTGGCCCTTTATGTTCCTTGATCCAAGAACCAATGCCTCCAACAAAATCTTTTACGCTTCCCCAGGCTTGCTTTAATCCACTCAAGAAACCATCCATAATCGCACGACCAGCACCTAATAAATCAATATTTCGAACTTCATTAATAAGCGTTGTACCAATTTTATCAGTGGCTGATAACAAATCAGGAATACTTTTAATAATTCCGCTGACTAAACCTAAAAGGATTTTTACCCCTCCAGAAATAATATCGGGAATTTTAGAAATAATCATCGCTAGAAATTGTTTCATTAAAGTAAAAGCTGTTGTAATTAAACTTGGTAATCGTTCTAAAATACCTTTTACTAAAGACAAGACAATTTCTTGACCTTTTGCCAAATATTGCGGATAGTTTTGAACAACTACATCAATAAATTTGCTCACCGCTTGAATAGCACTTTGACCAATAGCTGGCAAATTAGAGATAATACCGTCAACCAAATTTAAAAGCAAATTTTTCCCAGATTCTAGAATGAGTGGTAAATTCGTCATCAAAAACGAGATAAAACCTGTCACAATATTAGCCGCTGTTGTAATTAACGTTGGAATAGCCTGTAAAATACCAGTGCCAATACTAGTTAAAATTTGTACACCAGTTGCTAAAAAAGTGGGCAAATTTGTTGTAATCCACGTCATAATACCAGTTAAAATGCCTTGAAAAGACGTTAAAAATGTTGGTATTCCAGTAGTGATACCTGTTGCCAATTGCGTTAGCATAGATTGCCCTGCGGATAAAAATTGTGGCGCTGCAGTTTGAATAAACGTGACGATTGCTCCAGGCAACGCTGATAAAATATTAGTTACCATTGGAATAAAATTATTAAACAGAAAAGTAGAAACAGTTTGTGCCAAGGCGTTTAAATCGTTAGTAATATCCATTCCTAGGGACATTTTCCCTAAAACATTTGAAGCGGCAGCTTTCATAGACGCCATAGATCCGCTAAATGTTTCAGCAGATTCTTTAGCAGTAGTACCTGTGATATCCAAATTTTCTTGTACTGCATGAATGGCGCTATACACATCACTCAAATTATTAATGTCATATTTGACACCAGTTAATTTAGTAGCATCGGCTAACAAACGTTGCATTTCTGTTTTAGTACCACCATACCCTAATTTGCATATTGTTAATCTGCAATTTCTCGATTAAGTTATTGTTGCAGTTCAGACTGTCGCTTCTTCTATGTGATAGAAGCCCTCTCGCTCAGTCGTTCACGGTGTATTTAAACTTCCGCCCTGTTGTCCTCTTCAGGAGTTCCAAGTCAATCAGAGAGGGTTCGCACATCGCCCTTTATTTATGCGGCGAGTGCCCCCATTGTGTTAAGGTTATCGAGCATGGTGTAGTTTTGCTTACTAAATCCTTGATATGCGTTTTGGATATCTTGCATATTTGTACCCATTTTATTGGCGTTCCTAGATACCCCCACTTTCGTGGTATTTAAAAAGACCTGCGATTTCTCGCAAGCCTTAGGGAGTAGACTATATCATATTGGCAAATTCGAAAAGATGGCCTTTGTGTATTCCACCGTGATTACAACACCTTGATACTTCTGATTTTGTAAAACCATCTTTGACAGTTTCAACAATGGAACCGTATCTTTTCGTTTCATTTGTGATAATGTTAGTTGCTATAACTGGTTTTGCTTTTTTACTTTCAGCACCAAATTTACCATAATTGAAATGTTCTTTACCGCTTATATGTTTTGTCAACCCATTCTTATAAGCATGTATAACATTATCTTGAACAGTAACCCACTCTAGGTTATCTAAGCTATTATTTAGCTTGTTCCCGTCTATATGGTTAACTTGTGGCAAGTTATCAGGATTCGGTATGAAATATTCAGCGATTAGTCTGTGGACGTAAAATTGTTTTCTTTTTCTGTTAATCGAAAAAGTAACCCTGTAATAACCGTTGGGAGCAATATCTGGGTTTAATACCTTACCATTCCAAGACCTTGTTCTACCAATTTTATCAGTTACAGTTCTATCCTTACTTCTAATCTCGCCATTTGACGATATTTCATAAAATTCTTCGTACCCTTTTATTTTTACCCAGTTCATATTTAATACCCCCATATTTATTCTTTGTATGGTTGTATTATATCACAAATTTGTTATTTTTACCAATCGCACCGCTTCGAGTTATGTATCAATAATAACTCTACTTCTAAATAGAATAGTCGTTACACTTTCCTGTATGTTTACAGGCTTAGCACGGGATTGTCATAGGCTAAAGCCCTTAGAGTTTCCCCGTTAGCATGGCTTACGCCACACACCCCAGATAAGGTTCAATGCGTTTTAGTCGGACTAACATTTTATCCGACATGTCTACCATAGCCATATTGGCTTTGTCAGCAGCCTTTTCAGTATCTCCGCCCATTGACTGCAATAGACTAGCTGAGAAACTTGTCACATTAGTCATGTAGTCGTTTGCGGATAAGCCAGAAGTTTTATAAGCTTCATCGGCATATTTTTTAACTTTATCGGCACTGCCTTTAAATAAAGTTTCAATCCCTCCGAGCGATTGTTGCAGGTCAGCACCTTCGGAAATAGAAGAAGAAATAATCTTTCCCATGGCAACTCCTGCAGTAGCCGCTGCTGCTAAAAGGCCTACTTTTAAAGCAGAACCTAATTTACTACCTGCGGAAGTACCAGCAGAAGTCGCTTCAGGATCGATTTGTTTAGAAATAGCTCCACTAATTCCTTTAGCTGAAGGCATAATTTGTATATACGCTTGACCTAATTCAGTTGCCATTTAACCACCTCCAATCAATTCTTGACGTTTACGTTCAAATTCCTCACCAGAATTAAATACAACTGTATCATCTGATTTTTTCGCACCACCAGTTAAAAGTTCTAACAGAGGCGCTGGACGATTTTTATTCTTTTGACCATCTTTAGAATTCATCCACAATAAAAGGCCTACTTTGTCACTGATACCAGCTAAAAGCAGATTTTCCAAGGAAATATTTTGATCATTCATAATCATTTTTATTCTGGAATCATCTTTCAGACCATAAGAAAAAACAGCCACCATATTTACTGGTAGCTGTCGATAATCGAAAATATGATACGTTTCTGCAAGGTCACAAATTAATGCATCCTCGTCAGTTTTTATCATTCTGGCAAGGAGCGTTATTTTTTTACCGCTTGAGATTGGAAAATTTCGGTAATTTCTTCAGTCATTTTATCAACTGGGACAAGACCTTCTTCATCCCGGAGGTGATCTTTTAATTTATTTGTTTGCTCTTTTCCAAGGAGCATAATTACCATTTTAGAAATGACCATTGGATTATCTTCTAATTCCCCAATGGTTTCTAAAAGTTCGTAATTATTTAATCGAGCTTCTTCAATTTCATAGGCAAAGCCAGATTGTGTTTTTCCTTTTATTTTTTTGGACATTAGGCTTTAGCTCCTGGTTTTTTAATATATTCGTAGTGAGTATTTGCATCTTCATCAGGTAAAGCAGCAATAGTTGTTTCGTAACCACTCACTTCATCATCTTTATAGACGATTTCTCCAACTTCAGAAATTTTTCCATTAGGAATGACAATACGTTTTAACACTCCACCATTTAATACCATTTCAGCTACTAAAACATGTGCTTCTGCTGGAGTTGCATTAGCTTTAATAGCAATACCAGTATCTAAAGTACCTGAAACATTCGCAGAACCATATACTTCTTTTAAAACTTCCACATTTAACGGCTCAATTAAAGTATAAGTGAAAGTATCGGCTTTTTCTGTTTGAACAACAGCAACGATATCGCCGCCCCAGGCCTTGATATTATCTGTTTCTGGCGAGTTTGCATTAGTTATGCCATCCTCTGAAATATAACCTAATGGCTTAAATGCTGCATCTAACGCAGTAATCGAATCTGTTGGTAATGTTGTATCTAATGGTGCAGAATAGACAGCTCCACCAACTTTAGGTTTTGCTGTGGTTACATTTTTTACATCTGACATTTATGTTCCTCCTTAATAATGATTCATATCAAATACCGCTTGATAGCGATATTCCTTAGTTGTTGTATCTGTGTAGTTATAATCGCTGTTGAGCTTAATTTTACTGATTTCATCTAGCTCAATCATTCCTTCAACCGTTTCTTTCACTGCTTCATTTAAAACAGCTGCTTCATACATTGAAGGAGCATAGCTTTGAAAGGCAAAAGTGGAAGATGGTAAATAATTATTTTTAGCGCTGCTGGTTTTTTCAAAAAGCACAAAACTTTCTGGAGATTTTTGTGGTCGTTCTAAAAAAGACGGCACAGATAAGTGACCGTCTAAGTAATTTTTAATTACCAGTTCAATCATCTACCGCACCGCCTTCAAAATGGTATTGTTTTTCATGTTGTCTCTTTTTGCTTCAAAAGTTTCAGCGTAAACCATAGCATTAGCACGAGTTTTACCGACATAAGTGTCTTGACCATAGCCATCTCCACAACGATTTTTGATTGCGGTAGCTTTTTCTTCCAAAACTTTTTGCATCTCAGCAGACTTCAAAAGCTGACCAACGCCAGCATAATTCAGTTTAAATCCAGACTTAGCCATAGCGCTCCACCATCACTTTCTTGTTCCAAGACAATGGAATTAAATCATCAATGCCTTCTGTCACAAAACCAAATGTACGCCACCGTTGACCAAAGAATTCAACTTCCTTGTCTTCCCAATCATGGGTATCACCTTTTGGAATTCCTAAAGTGTACACAGCTTTTTTTCCTGTTAAATTCAGCTGATTAATGACGTCATCAGATAAGGCTGGAGCGACTAAAACATTATCAACTAGTATCTCAACATCTTTTACAACTGGTGCTCCAAATGGGTCAACTGACATAACTTGCTTATCAATAAGGGTAATTGGTATTCCATGTATCTTCCCCATAGATATTGATCCCCCCTATTTTTTGTCGTTTCAGTCCTAACCGTTTGAGTTCCGAATCTTTAATAAATAATCCACCGCCAGGACTCAGATAGGTGCCAGACCAAGTATAGCCAAGTGCCGATTGACTTTCTTGTACCATTGGTTGACCTGTGGTTGGAGTCATGAGTGTCCTAGCGATGATGTCAACTGTAATAGCTTTTAAAACACTTGCGTAAGACACGCTATCGGCAAATGACTGGTCTAAATCTTTACCTACTTTTTCAGCTTCCAAGCGTAACGTGTCAGAGACGACTGCCAAGAGCGCCTCTGCACGTAACATTTCATCTGTTGTCAATGGTCTCCACAATAACGAAACATCTTCAACTGTTGCAAAATTAGCCATCATAACCTCCTATTTCGAGGCTACTTAGCCTCTTCTTTCTTTTCCTTAACTGTCTCTTTTACAAGTTCCCAATCACCAGAAAGGACAGAATCTGTTACGACTACCGCCCCAGTGTTTTTATCTTTGTAAATTGCCATAAATTCCTCCTAAAATTAATCTTGAACTTCTACACGAGCGAATGCTTTTTCGTCAAGGATGCCCCATCCGATGAACGCTTCAGAACGTAGTAAAATTTCATTGTACGCTTTAAGGTCACGACCAGAACCATCTGGATCACCATATTCAATAATTTCAAGTGGAATATTTTCTGCGTATCCCCATTTAAATTTACTTTGGAAGTCACCGACAATAGCGTGGTCTGTTTTAGCAGTACCGCCTTTTACTGTAAGTGTTTTGTTCATGTCTAGATTCATGTTAAAGAAATTATCTGGACGTTGCCCAAAGCGGAATTCTGGATATGCTGGTAATTTATCAGCGCCCAATTTAATTTTAGACATGTCTTGTCCTGCTTGAGGTGATAGAGCGATACCAGTTACTTCATTTCCGTTAACCACAATAGTGTTAACTGCAGAATCAATATTATCGTCAATTGTAGCTGCGTCGTATTTAACTACGTTTTCAGTAACAACTCCATCAAATGAGTTAGTAGCTTTGAACGATGCATCAGTAAGAGTGCGAGGTTCTAAACCGTGAATAGCTGCAATGTCAAACGCTTCTGCCATTTTTTTAGCAAATCCATCTGCATAGTGTTTTAAGAAGTTTAAACGTTTTTCTTCAGATGCATATTTAAATTCATCCGTCATACGTGCTTGATAAACAAATTTCATTGGCTTAATGATTTTAGATTTTACTGTTGCTGTTGATCCTAATTTTTGTTCGCCTTCACCAACAATTTGAGCGTTTCCGTCTAAATTAAAAATAAATTGCTCAACTCCGTTAAACGGGATTGGTGTTTGTGTTGATAACTTAGCAAGTGTAGAGTGACCTTGCACTTTGCTCATGATTTCTGTTACTAATTCTGGTTTAAATAGTGTTCCTGCTTTAATTGCGTCTGCCATGTTTTTTAATCTCCTTTGTTAGTTAAGTTTCGAGCCATTTCTGCCCAGCTTGCTTCTTTTTTGTCAGAAATGGTTGGTTCATTTGATTTTAAAGGTGGCGTCGGTTGTTTTGGCGCCAAATAACTTGCTAGTCGTTCAGCATCTGCTTTAAAACTGTCCTCATCATCACCTTGAAGTCTATCAGCTAAGTCAAGTGGCAAGCCATATTCGGTTGCGATGCGTTGCTTAGCGGTTTGTAATTTAGTTTGAGTTAAGTCACCATTTAATGATTCAACCTGAGAGCTTAACTCTGTTTCTCTAGTTTTTAAATCATTAATCGTATTTTGGTAAGTTGTTTCTTTAGCTTCAAAATCAGCCAATTGTTTTTTTAAGTCTTCATAGTCTGCATATTTCTCACGTTCTCTAGATAAACGTGCTTTAATAACTGCATCCAATTCTTCTTGGGTTTCAATAATTTTAAAATCTGACATATAACGTCCTTTCTCCTGCTTTGCCCTGCAGTTCGGTAATTTTTTGTATTAAGAAGGTCTCTTAATAACTAATTCTTTGCTTTCTTTTAGGCTTAGTTGTTGCACAAAGCCAGTGCGCTAGCAATGCACTATCCATTAGACTAATATCCCTATCATCAAAAAGCGACTTGTAACCAAAACCACCGTTTGAACCGATATTGCGTTTTGTACAGTTGGTTGCAACGGCAGTTAGCGATGGCTGATTATTATGACTTAATGTTCCTTGAGCGATAGCCTGTTCCCACATTGCATTGGCTGTTATGACCTCTGCAACCGTTGGAAGAATCGGAGCTTTAAGTCTAAATTCTTTCATTTCAGCTTCAAGAATTCGTTGACCGTTTGCGCCATCGACTACGACTTTTTCAACATCTGCATTTTTCAAGAAATTGATTATCCATTGCGAACCGTTTCTGATTGATACACAGTCAATTGTTTCAACAAAGACTTTTTCGTCTTTGGTTCTGACTGCGATTGACATCGAAACGTTATTGCCGTCTTGCCCGTATTTAACTGCAACAAAAAGCTTACTGTTAAATTCTGGTATTTCCTCAATTTCAAGTGCAGACCAATCTTTTTCAGAAATGTCTGATTTCATATTGAACGTAGGCCAATAGCCTAGACGTTGAATATTGTGGTCAAGTCCGTTTTCGCCAAGCTCTGCTTCGATTTTACGCTCGTTTAAATGATAACCCATTGATGGATTTGTTAGATACCAACTATCGGTGTCGTGAATATCCTTTATGGCATCCACAGACCACTCTGCCCAACCCGAATACTTTTTATCGCCTTTTAAAACATCTTTACGATAATTTTCGAAGACAGTACCAGTTGAGACTTCAGTAGGTGGTGTACCTAGCATAATTGTCATGGGGTTGTCACTGTCAGAAACGGTATATTTTAAAGCAGTCTCTTGCTCGACTGTGTACTCTTGCGCCTCGTCAATTACAAGCATGTCAAACCCTTCACCAAGTCCACCGTTCGATGTTCTTGTTCGGAATTGAATGACGGCACTTGTTGCCTTAAATTCAATACGTTCTTGCCCTTTTGCTTTGTTAGAAGTGAAATCTTCGCCGTCAACATAGCCAGACATTTCAAGGTATTTTTTTAACTTTAAAAATGACGAATGCGATGTGCTAATTCTGTGTGCGGTATGCAACATATTTAGCCCGTTATGCAATCCCCACAATTCCAAAAGATAAACAACCTCTGTTTTACCGTTACGCCGAGGAAGTGAGTAACCATATTTTTGATGTACCCACAGACCGTCATCGTTGACAGCCATTATGTCCTCTAGCAGATATTTTTGCCAGTCGTAGTATTTAAGTCCAGTCTTTTCATAATAACCAAGTGCTTCTGGTGCTAGTGTTTTAGTCCAATGTAAGTTTACCGATTGAGTGGGATGTTGATTGCCAAGTTTTTCTTTAGTTTTGACCATCACTGTTTCCTTCCAATCGTTATTGCATGATAACCCTATCGCTGGGAGATGTTAGATCACTTCCTTCCGCTTAAAAATAATGCATTTGCAAAATTATCAAGTAGCTACCTCCATCCTTTTGTATGTGAATTTTGAATCCCTCGTCCGTCTTTTGGGTGGTATTCGACAACACAGTCACAATTTTCATGTCTTGCATAAATGATTTTATCGACTGGATAGTCGTAAGTTCCAGCAAGTTCTTCACACCACTTGCAACATTTACCAACCACATATCTAGTTAGTTTTGGTTTTAAACCAGCCTTTGCATGAAAATCGACATTAGTCATAATAAAATCATCAATGACTGACTGTGAGAAATTGACAATAGGGTCTTTTAAAATCCACTTGACTTCATTAAAATTATCTTCGGCAGATAATCGATTGACTAAGCCATCAACCTTATCTTGATTGATTTTATTCCTCTTGGGTTTTAAGCCGATACCAGCTTCTTTATTCAATGCGGTTTGCAATTCGACTGCGTAGTCAGTAACCAACTTGTGATTATTTCCGAGCGTTTCATTTAATATCCTTTCTCCGATATTAAAAAACATCTTGCCATCTGGCAAAATGCTTGCGGATAATTTACTATCAAAAACATCTGCTAAAATGTTCCCGACCTCTTGAGCGTATAGGTAAGCGTTAGCGTGATTTTTGGTCTCTAACAACTTTGGTATTTTTTTATTGGCTTTGTACTTATTTAAAAATTCTTTTTTTAAATCTTCTAACAACTTTGGGACAATATCATCAACCATCTATGCCACCGTCCTTTATACCTGTTGTCTGGAATAATACTTCGCCAATGTTTAATTCTGGATACGCTTGAGAAATCTTAATTAGACCGTCTCCGATTGTTGAAAGACTAGCACCGTCAATTTCAAACAATGGTTCCCAAATGATTTTGGTATTCATGAACATTGTGCGTTCATATGGTTGATTGTCACGTAAACAAACTGCTATATACGCAACATTTAAAAATCCACTTGCGAATGATCGTTGCGCTTTTTTAGCAGATGCACGTAAGTTCTCGTGGCTTGCCTTGATAGCCTCAACGCTCGATGGATTGTCAGACGGAAAACCAAGGTCATCTAGTGTCAATCCAGAACCACCCGCGAATAACGATGCATACATTTTTAACTGACCGTAAAATGGTTCCATGCTCGCTGTAGCGAATTGCCCGACAACTGGCTTATCTCCGTCATCGTCTTTAGTAATCTCTAAAACGGTTGAAACTGTCGCTTTCCACTTATCTAATGCCTCGGCATCTTGGCTTGTTCCTAAAACGTATTTTTGTGGGAACGAATAAAATTCTGCGGTTGCTTCGGCACGTTCCAAAGTACGTTTGGCGGCTTTTTGCTGATACATTCCCGACCGTGTGATTCGACTACGACCGAATGGTCTTACTGCGTCTGGCCTGTGAATAATTGGTACTAATAGCGGTTGATTCGTTGGATTCGGAATACTATAAGGTTCGCTATCTTTTGGATAGTACCATGTTTCAGTTGGTGTAAAATACGCTTCCAAAATAGGATTGTCATTCTGGTCTGTTTCTAAAACTGCGTACCCTTCGGTTAACAGGAAAGTCGTTGGATCTAAAATGCCAGTCGCCTTACTTGCTTCGATGACTTGCAAACGCGGCAACTCGCCATCGACTTTTGAAATATAAACGAATGCACATGAACCAATCAATGCAGATTGAATTGCAGTATCAAAAAATATATCTGGATTGTTTGCATTGAATATTTCTGTTGCGTTAAAATCATCGTTACCAAATTCACGGAAAACAATTCTATCTGCTAAGGCATCTACACCTTTTGTAGTCCATTCCAAGACTGACCGATAGGCGCTTTTAACGTTGTAAGGCATCACAATGCTCATTGTGTTGTCAACGTCTTGCATTGCATAATAACGATAGCGTTTTTCAACGCCCGTTTTATAAAGAGCTAACTTTCTACGCAGGAAGTTCATTCCGGTTTGCTTCATTTGATTTTCTCCATTATTAGTTTTTTAAATTCTGGATCGTGGATATCTATTCCTTCGATTAATGTCCTACCAACATATCCAAATTGCTTTTCGTTTTCTAAAAGCTCTTGCTTTTTCTTTTGGTAATATTTTTCAATATCACGTATTTTTTTAGGCTTAGTAGAGTTTTTGACATTAGTCTTTAACTCTGCTTCTTTACGTTCTTTTTCCTCTTTCCGCTTTTTCCGCATTAAGAGTTTCTGTTTTTCTGCAATACCTATTTTTCGGCATTCTTCGCTACAGTAAGTTGCACGGTTGGAAGTGGTCTCGAATGACTTTCCACACGTTGCGCATATTTTTTTCATCCGCTCTCCTTTCTACATCCTAACGTGAATAAAAATGTAC